TTTAACAGTTTACTATTATAATAATAACTTACGTTCTAATTACACTAGAAAAGGAAATTCAGTAATTGTACAGTTGTAAAATAATTATTCGAGACGAAGTCAACATTAAAATAGATGGTCTTCCTGTTGAGATACGGAGGAAAATTTCTAACGCATTGAAATTCGAACTTCCTTATGCTCGCCATATGCCTCAATATAAATTAGGACGCTGGGATGGAACTACTACATTTTTTGGTCTTGGCGGCAACGGCTATTTAAATCATTTAGAAACTATTCTTCCTATACTAGAAGAATGTGATGTTACTGTTGAAGAGATTGAAGATCTGCGTCAACCACATAAATTTGATTTTGCTAAAATAACAGATCAATATTGGGCCGATCAAGGTAAGACGTGGCCTAAAGGACATCCTATGGCTGGACAGCCTATTGTTCTGCGTGACTATCAACTAGATGCGATCAATAACTTTATGGATAATCCACAAGGGTTACAGGAATTAGCCACAGGGGCAGGTAAAACAATTATCACAGCCACACTATCGGCACTCTGTGAACCTTATGGTCGAACATTAGTTATTGTCCCAAATAAGAGTCTAGTTGTTCAAACAGAAGAAGACTATCGCAATGTTGGTTTAAATGTTGGCGTATACTTTGGAGATAGAAAAGAATTAGGACACACTCATACTATCTGTACTTGGCAAAGTTTAAACATCTTAGATAAAAAGGGCGCCGATAGCGACACTCTAGGACTTGCTGAATTTTTAGATGGGGTAGTCTGTGTAATCATAGACGAAGTACATCAGGCTAAAGCAGATGTTCTTAAAAAACTACTAAGTCAAAATATGGCTAATGCTCCAATACGTTGGGGACTTACCGGCACTATTCCCAAAGAAGAAATTAACTTTCACAGTATACTAGCCACTATTGGTCCTGTGGTTAATAGAATAGCGGCACATCAATTACAAGAACGAGGTGTGCTGGCACAGTGTCATGTTAACATTGTACAGATGCTAGATGTAAAAGAATTTAGAACCTATCAAGAAGAATTAAAATATCTTGTCACAGACAGTGAACGTATAGGGTATATCGCAAAATTATGTAATTCAATAAAAGATGCAGGCAATACATTAATATTAGTAGATAGGCTAGACGCAGGCAAACAAATCGTTGAAGCGATTCCAGACTCAGTGTTTATCAGCGGCGAAGTTAAATTAACAGAGAGAAAAGAACATTATGATGAAGTTAAAGAATCTGATAGCAAGGTTATTGTGGCGACTTATGGTGTGGCCGCTGTGGGTCTTAATATTCCAAGGATTTTTAATCTGGTTCTTCTTGAACCCGGAAAGAGCTTTGTCCGCGTTATACAAAGCATTGGGCGAGGGATTAGAAAGGCAGAAGATAAAGACTTTGTACAAATCTGGGACATCACGTCAACATGCAAATACGCGAAACGACACTTAACAGAGCGAAAAAAATTTTACAAAGAAGCCAAGTATCCTTTTACTCTTGAAAAGATAAATTGGCTGTAACTCGGAGATAAGATGTTAATTTTAACAATAGACAACAAGACATTTGATTTATCAAAAATGCCAGATGAAGTTGAGGAAGATATTAGATTTAGTGTTCTAGATAACAACGATCCAAATAATCCCGATTTCTTTTTTATTCCATTAATCTTTTTAGAAAGTTTTAATAGTCCAGCAATGGTATTAAACATTGGAGGCAACGAAGTAACTATGCCTATAGATTGGAGCATAGCAGTAGGGGACAGTGAGTGCGGAAACGAGTTAGAAGTTCTACCTTTGACTAGTTTAAACGACAGAGGATTTGAAGCATTTATTTTTAATCCATTGAGCGCATTTAAACACGAGTATGCTCAGATTGAAATAGTAAACATTTACAGTGATGTTAAATGGTACTTTCCTAAAATGAAAAATAATCAATTGCTCAGCGTACCGTTAACAGATGGGCCAAAACCTATGTGTGCGTTTTTTACTAAAGACATTAGTAGGCAGAGCGAAATTATCAACCATTACAAGTTATTATAATATGGGATCGCTAACACCTGGGGCAACTTACATATACGAGCGTGACGGCAACACTGTTTATGCTCGAGAGATTGGCGCGGCCCCCGATACAAGAAAACCAATCGGTTGGGAATACGATAAAAATGATCCAAGAACCGTTGATGGACGACCGTTACACGATCACGTAATGGAAGATAAGATGTGGGGTGAAATTCGGAGAGAAGCACGTACCAATCCTACTTTACAAAAAGCCCTAGACCGTGCTATACTAATATATCAGACAATCAAGGACAAATAATGGCATTTAAGGTAGCATACTTTCAACCCACTGTTATAGCATTAGATGATATTCCAGCATCTACCTTTGTAAAAATTCATAAGTTGGCTGACGAGTTTCACAGTCACCCAGAATTAAACGATGGCGGTAATCCTAACATCAGTCTGCGTGGGGGACAACAAATACAGGTATATCCTAATCAATTAGACATAGACGTCAGTTGGTTAGTAAAGTATTTGGAATATGTTTGCCAAGGATATATGGACCTTATCACAGCACAAAGTGGTGCTGAAGAATTAAAATTATGTAAACCGTTGATAACCAGTATCTGGACTATACAACAACACGAAGGCGAATATCAAGAACTTCATAGTCATCCCGGAGGACATATCAGTGGAAACATGTACATTACTGCTCCAGACTTTGATGAAAATAAAAAAGTATCAGACGGACAGATTCTTTTTAGAATGCCACAGACCAAAGACATCACTAAATTTGTAATGAACGATGTTTGGAAATACACACCAAATCCGGGCACAATAATAGTATTCCCTAGTCATATACCGCACACTGTATATCCGTGGACAGGTACAGGAACTAGAACTGTTATGGCCTTTGACGCATTATTGAGACCTAAAGATGAGTGATAAACTGACCATCAAAGATGAAACCGCAGCCATTGACATGGGTGCTAGAGATCTCTGGGATAACTTCACAGATGATCAAAGAAAACAGATTAGTCTTTATCTACTGTTACGGTATGCCAGTTCTATTAAAACCAGCGACAGGGACGCACAGGAGTTGGCTGTGTTTAAAACCAACGAATACTATAATAAAAACTTTTTTGATATCAGCAAGCACCCTAAACTATTATGGTATCTAGTCTGTATGACTGGCAACGAAGAAAAGAAAATTTACTTTCATGAATGGATTGGCTATAAAAAGAAAAGTGAAAATAATAAAGTTCTTAAGTTTTTAGAAACTGTTTATCCTGACATGAAAACTGATGAATTAGAATTATTAGCAAAGATTACTTCAGAAAAAGAAATTAAGGAAATAGCCAAAGACCTAGGTTACGATGACAAAGAAATTAAAAAATTATTATGAATTTAGATGTTTTCGAGAAACACAAAGGAATCAAGATAAAATTGACTGCCGTTGAAAAACCATATGTCTGTCAGTACTGTAACAATGGGTACACTAAAGAAAGTACTCTGTCTGTTCACATGTGCGAACAGAAACGTAGACATTTAGCCAAAGATGAGAAACATGTCTTATTAGGCTACCAGACCTATGTGAGATTTTTTCAACTGACGCAAAAAGTAAAAAATCAAAAAACCTACGAAGAATTTGCTAAAAGCCCTTACTACAATGCTTTTGTCAAGTTTGGCAGTTTCCTAAGCAACGTTAATCCGTTGTATACAGATCGATATATTGATTTTGTAGTAACCAGTGGAGTTAAATTAGATCATTGGTGTAGGGAAGAACTGTACTATGACTATGTCCTTGATCTTATCAAGAAAGAACCTGCTGATGTAGCCCTACAACGATCTATATCAACTATGATGGCCTGGGCAGATAATAATCAAAGTCAATGGAATCATTATTTCAAATACGTCAGTGTTAACAGAGCAGTCTATGATATTAAGGACGGAAAAATCAGTCCTTGGTTAGTGTTAAACTGTGAGTCAGGACGTCAACTGTTGAGTAAATTCAACGACGAACAACTGGCCATTGTATTTGCTGTGTTAGAGCCAGAGTTTTGGTCTAAACGATTTAGAATATATCCAGTTGACATGGAAATGGTTCGTAGTGTTGTCGAAGAAGGAAAACTATGAGAAAACTGTTAGACGGAAAAGAAGTTCAAGAATTAGCAGAACCAAAGACATTAGTTGTTAAAACCAAGTGTCCAGAGAAATGGATGTTAATAGATCTTGAAACAGGTGAACGCTATATTGGACATCACACTGACGGATCACAGGATTGGAAAAAGGTTGAAACATGCCGGACATTGACATAGACTTTGCTGATAGAAGTCGAGCCTTAGAATTATTCGAACACACT